AGAACATTCATTAGAAAATTGTTCTTCATTCTTGTAAATAAAGCCTACGTCTAAAACACTTTCAGTTAATTTAATCGCTTCGGGTTCTACTTCGTTTCCTTTGTCCGTGTATCTACTCCAGAACTCTTTATGTATTCCGTATTTTTCTTGTATTGCTAATTCTAAAATATAGCTTTTAGTAGTTTGAGAAAGACGTTCCCCCTTTGTTCGGGGGTTCGTCATAATCTTTCCTATTTGTGAACAACGTACTTTCATATTAATCAGTTATTGTGTGGCTTATTGCACCGTTTTTATTTTTACTTTTTGTTATTTTACAAGTTGCAGCATCTTTTACTTGTTTAAATAATTGCTTAAACAAACCTTTTTCATAAATAATATGCTCGGATTTATTTAATCTATATTCATCATATTGACATTGAATTAAAGATTCCCGTAAATCAATAAAATCTTTACACGGAAAAAACATTAACAATTTATAAGGAGCTATTTTATTATAATGTATCATTCGTGTTTCTATATTATTTGTTTTTCCGTATTTTAAAACTGGAATTACTTTAGTTAAGTCGCTATTATAGAAATATGTTTTGCAAATATATAATCCTTTCATAACAACAATAATGCTTTTTCTTGTGCTTCAGTTAATTGAAATTTCTCTTTTAGCTTTTCGATAGTAATTTTACCTTCGTTAATTGCTTTTAAAGCATCGGTAAATCTTTTATTATCCAAGCTTTCTTTTTTAGGCTTTTCCTGTTCGCCTGAAGCATCCGTGTCTTTATCAGTTACTAATCCTAAAATTGAACTTAAACAATACCTACGAAAATACGTAACGCCCGAACCAAAACTTTGAAAGTCGTTCATTCCTTTTAATTGTACGTATGGTATTAAAGTATTTGAATCAATCATTTCACCGCTTTCAACGTGAAATAAAACCGTTTTAAGATAGTTTAATCCGTCTTGTGAGTTAATTAGTTGTGTGAATCCTAATCCGTGTTTTTGTAGTAATGGATTTACTTCGCTAAATATTTTTGGAAGATCCGAATATGAGTAACCATATCCTTGTGTTTCTTTGTGAATTACTTTCACTTCTTGCTGGAACGCCGCCAGACTTTTTAATAAATGTTTCATATAACTTTGTTTAATTTTCTACAAATATAATCTAAATTTTTAATATAATAATAGTTTTAAAAAAAAACTACAAAAATTTCTTTAATCCTTGCACCGCATTCTCAATTGAGTTTGCGCGTTCCTGAAGGCTTGTTATCTGTTCAAGTATAGTTTGCTTACAATCGCTTGTGAAATACCCGTGTGACGTCGCTATTAACGGTATTAAGCCATTTGAACGTATGTAATTAACCATTTTGCGTAAACGCGGACCAGTCATTTTAATTTTGTATCCGTGTAATTGTAGATATTGGTTCATCCGTGTTACTATTAATTCGCTTTTTATCGGGTTGTTTTTCTTGTACTGTCTAAATCCGTGAATTACTATATTTAATATTTCCATTTCTTCAGCTGTTAATTCGCTGGTGTGTTCTTCAAACCCCGTAATCATTTGTAAATGTTTTTAATGTTATTCTTTTGAGCATATCTAATTACAAAGTCTTGCGCATCTTCCAATCTTTGACTTGAATAAAGGTACTTCCTATTCCTACGAACGTAAAAATAATTATAAACGTAACCATACTTGTTTTTTACCTTAGTTGGGTAAATCCATTTTAATTTAATTTCCATACTTATTTGTTTTATGTTTGTCAAAAGTAATATAAATTATTAATATAGTTCTAATTCCTTACATTTTTTTTTATAAGTTGCTATAATTTCTTTTAGTTCTTCAATTGTAAACTTTCGTGTTTTTGTAGCTTCAGCACTTAAATTCTCAAACTCTTCTATTCCTATTTTCTTTAATAGGTTTTCACGGTAGTAAATTAAGTTACCCGAAAGATACGTATTGCAGTGTTCGCATTGAAGGTGTACGTTGCGTTCATCAAAACGTACCGACCAATGATTATTTGCATTGTAGAAGTGTCCCGCATTCTCTTTTAATGGTTTCTTTTGACACGAAATACAAACGTTCCCAGCATCACGTAAACGAATATATTTATTAAATACTTGCTGCGCTAATTTTATATAGTCCTGGACAGTCATTAAGTCTAATTTTAACTTCGCTTTTTTCTTTTGCCAGTTCTTTTGTTTTACATCTTGTATCCATTCAGTTACGCAATTAGGGTCGAAGCAATTTTTTTGCAAAAACACGGAGGGTTCAAAGGGTTGTTTACAATACTTACATTTTCTTGGCTTCATATTTCACCGCTTATTAACATTTCTAAATGCTTATTCAAACTCTTATTTTCTTGTTTTAACATTATGTTTTCAAGTTCTAATTCGTGGTTTCGTCTATTCGTAGCCATTAACATTTTATCTACGTGGTTTAAATATTGCACCGCTTCACCTACTTCGGTTAGGCTTTTTTCCATTGAATTAATTAGGTCGGTACGGTGTTCGTGTTTTTCTTTGATATTATCTAAGCTAAATTTTATCTTCCAGTAAACTACGTTTAAACCAGCTTTACGTTTTATAAATTCTAAACTCATATTTTTTGTATTTCGTTTTTTACTTCGTTCCAATATTGTTCAAAAGGATTAGGAAACAAAACCCTATCCAATGCTTCGTTAATTTCATCAACCGCACTTAATGCGCATTGTAAAACTAATTCATCAGTGCTTTTTAAATCTAATAATTTAGAATATTTATACTTTAATTCAAATGCTTTTTTTTTAGGTGTCATATTTCTTAATTTAAAATGGCATAGTCATTTCGCCATTTGCGTTTTCAATTGGTTTTAATTCTTCAAATGCGCCTTGCTTCATTCGTTCGCTAAACGAAAGTAATTCTTTTCCGTTTACAATATCAGGATTACGTACCGGGAAACTGTTTGAAACTGGCTTTAATTCGTGTTTACTTCGATTAGCGTATATTTTATTTCCTACCATGTCTTTTATATAGTATTGATATTTTTCAACGTCTAAATACATTTTGTAAGTACCGTTTTTTGAAACGCCCTTAGGCTTACTTTTAGCCACTTTTAAGTGTACTTCGTTTTCTTCGTATAGATTACCTTCGCTATCTATTACTCCAGCTGGTGGCCGCCAAGGAATTAAAACAGTTAAACCTTTTCTAAACCACACTTGACCGCCAGCGAAGTCACGCGCCGTTGGCATAGGGTAAAATGTATGTCCGTTTTGTGTTACTGGTGCTTGGTCGCGTACGTGGTTTATAATACAATTATGTCTTTTCGTCTTTCGGGCGTTTTTACGTGCCATTCCTAAAATTCTACTTAAATATTTGTCCTCGCGTCCTAAGTCCGAATGTATGTATTCTTCAGTAAGTTCATTCCAGGGGTCTATTGTAGTTGTGTTAATTGTTATTTCTTGCGTACGTTCAATTTCATCTACTAATTTATAAAAGTTTTCAAGCGTTAAATCTTCATCGATAGGGTCAATTACTATAAAATGATCGTTAACAAACATTTCTGCAGCCACTTGTTCGCCTTGTGTCATGTTATTTTCGCCTATTGTGTACGGTTTTCCAATATATTTATAGCATAATTCCGCGTAAATTTCCGCAGCGTTACCCGTTTCAGGGGAAAATATTACGTGTTTCCAACCGTGTAAGCAACTTAAATTAATTAGAAACTCGAACCATATTTCCGTTTTACCACTTGCTGGTGCTGCTCCTATATAAGTTGTACACCCTTCTTTAACCGTGTACGGTATTTGGTCGAAAGTCCAGCCTATTGAATTACCGCGTACGTTCTTTTCGTGCCTTATATTGTGTAATTCCGTTTGTAGGTCGCTTAGTCTTTTATACATTTTATTCGTGTATTATGTTAGGTGTATAAGTTTTGAATTCGTCTTTACGAATGTAAGGCAAAGTATTATTTAATTTCGTTTTCCAATTCATAATTTTTTTATCGTTGCCGTCTTTCCATTCGTTTACTTTCCAACTTTCGTATTTTAGTCTAACATCTTCTTTGTTTACGGTTGGAACTTGTGAAATTGCATATTCTAAAAATTCAGAAAATTCAGGTATATATATTTCTTTCTTTTCTTTCTTTATATTCTTGTTAGTGGTTACTTGTTGGTTGCTCGTTGGTTGCTCGTTTGTTATTTCGTTGGTTACTACTTGATATTTTTCATAGCTAACTATTTGTAATATAGTGCCTTGCGAACTTGTTTTGCTGGTTATTTCGTTGGTTGAAATTAGCTTATTTAACGCTGTTCTAATTTGTTGTGAACTTAAACCCGTTTCACGTGCAAGTAAGTCGCGGCTGGTAACAATAGAACCAACTTTTAATTCAATACCCTTAAATCTTTTTTCTTTGTGATTAGCTTTTAAAAGCAAATGAAGAAATAACCTAAAACAATTATTATCTGAATACCATTCCCATTCGAGAATTTGCCTATGGAGTTTTATCCATCCGTGTTGATTTATCATGGTTGTTATTTATAAAATAATCCCCGTACCAATAGCCACAACCACGAGGCATTTCGAGTACAGGGATTAATAAAAAAGTCTTTCTGTTCATGTGGTTGTCATTTCAGATAGGCAAATATACAAATTATTTTATAATTACTGTTGGTATTGCAGAATTAATTTCAAATATTTCGTCTATTTCTAATAATCCATTTGAATAAAACGCTCTGTAATACGTTAAATTCGTTTGTTGATCGTGGATTCTTTCTACTTCAGTTAAATAATATACTTTCATAATTAATCAAATTCATTATTAATCCATTTTTTTAAAACTTTTCTTTTCCAGTATTGAAATACTCTATTGTTACGCACCGTTAAAGGCTGGTGGTGATACCGTGTTAAATTACGTCTTACTTTCATCTTACACCACGTTTTAAACCTTCAATAAATTGATGTCGTGTTACTACGCTCAACTTGTTTTTAAAGTCAAAGAATTCAAACACGCTACCTTCATATCCAAAATCTATTTTCTTAGCCTTAGATTGAATAGTAAAGAAATAGTTTATTTCGTCTTTTTCTATTTCAAATGTTTTGATTCCCTGATTTCTAAATACTAAAGAGTAAATTGTGCCGCCAAACTCTTCCGCTTTTATAATAGCAAAAGGCGTACGCGTTAAATACAATTCTTTTAAAGTTACTTCTGTTTTCATTTTTCGTTTATTTTATTATAAATAGATCCAATTACTATTGCTATAAAACCAACCGCAGCCAGTAATAAAGCCATTTTTGCTTCTTCTGCCATTCTATTCTGATTTAAAGGTTTCATTGTAGTATTCTTCTTCAAAATGTTCATACAAAGTAATTAATGTAGATGTATGTTTTTTAGTTAACCATTCTGCAAAGTGAATAACTTTATTATCAGTATTATTTTTCTCCATTTCTTTGGCTTGTTTGAATAACATTGAACTGTTCGGAATTTCCGAATTGTTAAACATTTCTTCCAACCATTCTACTGCTGTTTTCATATCTTACTTTTTATTACTAATTTCAATTCTCCATTAATATCGGATTCTACTTCTTCGTGAATTTTATCGACGTACTTTTGGCTAAATTCTATTTCGTGCCATTTATCTGCCGTTAGAATGCTTTTCTTTTGGTTGTGGTACGTTTCTACTCCCGAGCTAATTAATGCGCTTAAATCGCTTAAAATAGATATTAAATCGCCTTTTTCAGTCCACTCGAACGTAACTGTAACTTGCTTTGTCCGTTTTTTCTTAATTTGCCAGTTCATTTTGTGTAATTTATTATTGCGTCTAAATAATCATTGTATAGCTTTTCGTTGAAGGAACCGCCTTTATCTTCAGGACAAATTTTATTCATCCATTTGCGCTTTAAATATGTTACGTTAGGACGGTGCGGAAAATACGTGTTAACCGCGTTTTTAATTTGTGGCTTCATCTCTTTTAGTTTTAGAAATTAATACTAAAGATAAACATAATACGCCAGCACCTAATAATAAATAGCTTTCGTAGTTAGCACCCAACAAAATAATTATTGAGTTAATTAAAATTCCTGTTTGTTTTTTCATAATGCTTGTTTAAATATTTCAACAAATTTAATATAAATAATTAATATAACAACTATCTAAACGAAATATTTTAAAAAAAGTTTCAAATAAATAAAAAAACCCCTACCGAAATAGGGGTCAATCATAAATTAAACAAAGCATCGTATGAAATGCGTACAAATATAAAAAATTATTTTCCTACTTTGAAACGTCTTAAAATAAATTTCACTATTCTTTTAGCAATTGCCTTCCAAAGTGCGCCTTGGGCATCGACTTTCACCTCGACACCGTCGGGCGTCTTTTTAATATCTATATCAATGTTTTTAGAATCTAAATTAAATTCTTTGTTTATTTCGTCACGTACTATTTTAATGTCTACGTTCTTCGTGTCAATGTCTACTTTTAAGCTCGTTCCGTCTTTTTCTAAATTCACGTCTAAATTATCCGTGTCAATGTTTATTTTTTTCTTTGCCATTTTTAAAATTCGTTTATTAAACAAGTTGAAATACTTGGGTAATCTTTTGCAAGTTTTACCATTCTTTCGTAATCTGTATTATTATTTAATACTAAACACCCTTCAGACCAACCACCAATTTGAGTAGCTACCTGTTGACTGCCTTTATTATAAGTTGCACCGTGAATATTCATGAAAATATTATCCGTTTTTATTTCAGTAGTGGGATTCGTTTTAAGGTCGTTTGTAAAGTCTCTACGATATGGAACACCTTTTATTTGTCTAAGTGCCTCCATTTTGCCTCTGTGAAGTCCGTAAGCGTGTGAGTCATAATTCCAACGATCAAACTCCATTACAGCCGTTCCCTTGTTTCCTTTGTTTGTTGTGCATGAAGTAACAAACTGAAAGGCTTCGCTTTTAAAGATATACACTTTATCGTCAAAAACATTATTAGCATCTTCGTTTGAACGTACAAATAAAAGCCATATACCAGCTGGAATATATTTAAACGTAGGTAAACTCTTTGCCTTGTCTAAAAGTTGTTTATCCGTGTAATTCTTTACGTTTGTCATAAATTATTTTTTCGCTAATTTACGGTTTTTATTTTCAAGTACCGCAACCGTATCATTTTTTACACTTGGTAAAGGTGGTTGTTTTTCTTCAATAGGTTTTCTGTTGTAGTATTCGTTTTTATCTAAACAGTTGTACAAACGTGCTTTAACGTCTTGTACTTCAAAATGCGTATAAGCTAACCATAACGCAAGTACTCCTACCGCGCCTTGTTTTTTTATAACTTCAATAAATTGTGTAATAGGTATCATTTTCATAATTAATTTTCGAAAGGTGGTGGGGTTGGTTTTGGTTCGTATGGTATTAAATCTAAGTCTTTTACCCAAAGATAATCAGGGTTTACGCATTGCTCCATTTCTTCTACTGAGATTACCCAGTTATCTTGAGCATCTTGAATAGGATTAAAGTAGCTGTCAGGTGCATACCATTGACCGACTAATTCGTCTTTTTGTAATTCTGTTAGTAAACCTACATAGGTCAACTTTTGTTCTGTTGTTAATTGTGTTAGTTTCATACGTTTCTATTTAATGATGTTTGGAATGCTTGTACCGCTGTGTAAAAGTTAGCTGCTTCGGTATCAGTTAAGCCATCTCCTATTGAAGCAAAAGCTAAATTATCAGGACAATATTGACTTGGAGAACCATTATTTAAAGCTAAAATAAAAAAATTACCATTATTTGTTGCTGATGATGATGTTTTTGTTACAGGTGCATCATTATTTTGATAATACTTAAAATTTGAGGAATTTGTCCTTGACATACAAACAAAACCTTTGACTGGGTAATTTAATGAATGGTCAACTTGTCCTCCTCCTAATGTGGAGTAATTTAATGAATTACCAAAATTTAATATAAATCTTGAAGCAGCAGTAATAAAAATACCCATTTGAGTAACATTACTTGTTGTAACATTATTTCGTACATATAATGATATATTTTTACTATTTAATGAAAGTATAGATTGCTCATTTAAAAATGTATTTGCATATCCATTAGTTCCATTTCCTGTTACACCATTTGAATTATGAGTTACACCTCCATTAAACACCAACCTAAACGCTGCATCCGTATCTAAAGGATTTTTTAAATTAAACTTGTGAGTTGAAGCAGTCCCACCTACAAAAGGGTACAAAGCTGAAAACTTAGTCCATATAGAATACCCTTTCAAGTCAACTACCAAAGTATTGATTGCCGCTTGTTGTGTAGGGTCTGTTATTGCAGCCGCTGTAATGAATGCTTGCGCATCGGGGTCTGTTGTAATTCCTACAATATCAGTTAAACCCGCCCAGCTATCAGCGTGAATGTCACCCCAACCAATAGCGTTGTTTGCACCTTGCCCCCAACTTATTGTATTATTTGCCGCACCGTCACCCCAACCGTTTGTATTTGCCATTCGTCTTTGTTTAAGTTGTTATATCTCCAAATAAAAGCCATTCATCAGTACCTACCTTTATTAACGTTGCAACCGAATATTGTCCCGTTGTTTTAGTTTTACCGCCTGTTGAATGTAATGTAACTCCAGCAGTTCCAGCAATAGTTGTTTGCCCCGCACCATGTTGAAATATAATCATTTCCGTACCTATTGGAAACGCATGGCTTGAATTTAACGGAATGCGTAAATCGTTAGCCGTACCGCGATCCGTTTTTATAATTTTATTAGCATCCGATAAAGTTAAGTTGTTTAACGAAGCCGAATAAGTAACCATTGTCTTGTTGAATACTTGAGCGCCCGTTACATACTTACTTGAAAACGTACCACCTCCATCGTCTTGTGCAATTGCAAAACGATCGGTAGCAACTATATTACTTCCCTTTGCCGTTAATTGACTTATCTTTACGTTTGCCATTTTGCTTACTTAAATACGTTAATAATTTCTTTATATTTTCGTCTTTTGGTTTGTAGTTCTTCATAAATACCAGCCAGTGTAATTATTGTTTGTATCTGGATACATATCCCCGTTTGAATTACTATTGTATTCAGGAAATAAATCGTTGTTAAATGATATATAATCAATAAACCTTTCAGTATAGTGTTGTGCAATAGAACGCTCTTTTTCTATTAAGAAATCAATTTCTACCTTTTCTACATTAGTAGCGTTTTCCGAATTGTGTTTATATACCCCTTTGTTCGCTATTGTATAAGCTGCAAATGGTAAATATTCAACCATTGCCCAGTGTATAAGCATTTGTTTTACATAGTTAACTAAAAGATTATTGTAATCAGTTGGTATTGTGTAAATTGAACTTATTGTAACCGCTCCATTTGTGCCGCCTGTTACCGTTGCCGTACTTCCTACCGTGTAACCAGTGCCAGCCGTGTTAATTGTAGCCGCAGTAATTAAACCACCAGCCGCCGTAATATTTAATTTTAAGCCAGTTCCCGTTGTGCTTGTTGTATTTATAGCCGTTCCCGTAGTATATCCCGTCCCTTGGTTGCTTATTGTAATTGCTGTCGGTATTCCTGAAGCCGCTAAAATAATTTCAGACTTTAATTTTTCAAGTAAATCAGTACCCAAGTAATTTTGTATGTGAATGTCTTGCGCTATTTTGACGTACTGAATAAAATTGTCCGTGTCTACGTTGCCATTCATTGCAGTGAATTTAACAACGTCTTGTCGTGTTATGAGTAGTGCTTCTGCCATTTTATATTACGTCTGAAGGTAAATTTTTATTTCGCGGGCTAAACCCTTTTAAAGGTAAATTATTAGGGTATATTGAAACTTCGTAAGGGTTTGTTACTTTATATCCTTTAATTTCTGCTGCTCTTGTTCCTATTTCAGAATAACCTTTTTCAATAGCGTTTAAATCTAACATAAAAGTTACCCTTGAAAATTTGTGGTGACATCGTGCGCCGCCTTTAAAACGAAATATATCGTACGTATTTGCACCGCCTTCGCCAAAACCAGGATTAACCGCCCTTCTACTCATTGCATCAATATCTTCTTTTCTAAATAACCTATTTTCTTTTGACATCATTGCTTTACAAAAGTCACGGTCGGGTGCTTTATTTCCCGTGTATTTATAACGAACTTTAAAGTATTTTAAATCTCCTACTTTTTTATCTTGTGCGCTCTTTTTATCGGGTTGAGGGTTGCCAGTTTGAACAAGGTTAATTAAGCGGCTTAAAAGCGTTGTTTTAGGCTCTAAATCTAATTCAGCTTTAATTAATTGCGAATCTAATTCTTCGTCATTTTCTGAAGCTTCTCGTTCGTCTACCATTACCCAGCCTTCGCCTAATTGGTTGGCATCAACTTCGTTTAATATTTCTTCTAATTCCGTGTTTACTTTGCTTAATTCCGTTCCCGTTTCTTCAGCTACTTGTTCTTCGTTTTGTGCGTTTTCTAAATCTACGAACTCCAAAGGTTGTAACGTTTTAAAGAATAACTTCAAAGAAACACTGTTAAAGGCTAAAATTTTATCAAAGGCATCTATTATTTGGTCTTGAATAGG